TCGGAATATCGTTGGCGGGTGCAGAAAGCGCAATTGCGTCAGCTTTTAAACCATTAATAGCCTGAGCAAAAGTGCTAAATAATCTTATGCCACCTACGTCGTCAACGTGAATAAATCTTGCGATAGCTGTTTCTGTGTAAGCGTCAACAAAGTCAAGTGCACTGTTGTCTGTGCTTTTTATCCTAATTTTGTCTCCAGTTATTAGCTGACCGTGATCAAAATCAAAACTAAACCGTTTCGCGTTAACTTTGACATTAGTCACTAAAATTTTGCCTGTCAACCCTTTAGCGTCAGCCTGACGCCTTAGCTCGACTCTGCCAAACGTACCAAGATAGACGGTCATTAGAGATCCAACCCTTTAATTGCCCCGTTATTCTGAAACTGAATATCAGCGGCAAAAATTTCACCAACGCTCATTGTTACCGTCAGACTTGTAATTAAAATCTTCATCTGGATGTAACGAATATTTCTGCCGTCATCCATGCTTAGCTTTAATTCTGACATAATCTCATCTTCGGTATTTCCTTGCCAAAGCGGTGCCCCGGTTGCTGGAGGATCTCTTCTTACCTTGGCAATTTTTGCAATAAATGCAGTGGCAGAAGTTGTATTATCTTTTTTCCCTGCAACATCCTGATAATACAAAATTCGACAGCTGCCTGTCGTTGTTCTTCTAATTGGAACAATTGTTGTGTCTGTCGCTCCTAGCGGTGTAACCTCTGCTGTTTGAACGTTAACAGTGAAGCTCCAATTTTGAACCGCAGCAATCTTAGTGCCTTCAAGCTCTAACGACCCGTTTGCGCCAGTGAAAAACGCCCCTTCAGCCATCAGACGACTCCTATCAGATTCACTGTAACAGTGCTGATGCCGTTAGATACCTGTGTAACGACAGGAGCGCTTTCGTATCGATACTTTGCGGTGTCGTCTGGGTTCTTCTTGATGGTTGAGTCTTCTGTACCTTCCCAGCCATCAACTATGTCTTTCCCTGCGCTGCTAGCGCTAAAAGTCTTGAAGCTGCCCTGCCTGTCGTCATAATGCGTTACAAACAACTCTGCGTTAGCGTCTGAGATGTTGGCGTAAGTGAGTGATAGCTTCATCCCTGTACGGCTTGCTCCGTACAAGATGCGGGTTTCGCTTCCGTTTTGAGCCTTATACGTTTTGACCGGATAGGTTCCAGGGTCAAACGTTCTTGCTGTGGGTTTGATTGCAGGGAAATCCATTAGCTCTCAACTACCACGTAGCTTCCGCTTTCGTCGTCAATAGCCAAAGCCAACAGGCTTGTTAACTCTGCTGGTTCGTTAGTACATGGATGCTCCGAAGCAACAATGTCCACGGTGCCCTCCTGCGAAAACGTCAACTGCTCTACAACATAAACGTTTTCGGACACTTCTCTGTTGTCGAGTGTAAAAACTGAATTGTGGAAGGTGGCGTCCGTGACCCTGCCGCTGCACACTTCCATAATGCCTTCTTCCACGTCGTTCTCACTACCACTGGTGTAATAGACCACGTTGTACTGGCCTTCGTCCAAAGGACTAACGCTTGCCACATTGCCTGACCCGTCAATTGTTCCGTTGTTTGCACTGCTGTATGGGCTGGCTTCCGTAATCACCTTGATAAACGAACCAGCTTTAAGGTCTAAACCAAAAACTGTGGTTGAAAATTTAATTGTATGAGTAACTAACTCTCGCACTGCTAAAAAGTATCTAGCCACTTTTTCCGCGTGTTCTTTTGAAGTGCAGAATTGAGTCAGATCAAAATTTTCGTGGGGCAAGTTTTCAAGTCCAGCAACGTTTTTTGCTCCTTTCTTGTAAACAGTAACTGACTTTTCTTCTGGTAACTTGTTAGGGTTTTCGCTCCTATAGCGTGCCACAGCTACAAACGGCCTTCGGTCTTCCGCTCGTAAGTACTCCAGACTAAACGTATCTTCAAGGATGTTTCCAGAAGTAAAGAATTGGCTGATTGTTACACTGCCGTCTTTGATGTTCCCACTTCTCTCAAAGAATGGAACGACAGGCACAAGCCCAAATTTGCCATCAGTTATAACAAAATTACATAAAAAATAAGGGGCAAGTTCTGTTACAAATTGCCTTATGTTTGTTCTTTCGGTTATTACGCCATTAAAGAAAAGATTTTGTGTGCTTAGAAACCTAGATGCACTTTGAAAGCTTTCTATATCTATAAGCCGATTGTCGCCACTGCGATCGCTCATGTTCAGAAGACCACCCGCTCCAGCCATTTGGTCAGTCAACAAGTAATACACAAGATCGGTAAACAAATGGCTTGGGCCGTATTGTTTTTTGAAAGTATCACTTCCTGAATCTTCATAAGGGTTGTTGGTATCGTTTGCATAATTGGGATGCAAGCGTTTGACCTTGAGACCACTTGCTAGCCAGCAACGCATTTGGTCAAGATTGCTAAATGCTCGGCTGGCTTTTAGACATAAGGCTGCTGTCGTTAAATTTGAGTATTTAGGAGTTGCGTTATTTAGGAGAATTTCATTTACATATACGACCTCATGTTCAGGCTCACTTTCGTTTGATTTTTGTATTAACTGCCTATAGAAACTTAGATCAGCGTGCCCATTGTTAAACTCAAAATTTTCTCCGCCGTATTCAGTTTCTACTACGTCTCCCCGTAGTGCTGTAATTGCATAATCTGCACCCACTTGAGCCAATCTTATTCCAAACGGGTTAGCTACACTCACCGTTTGACTCTCACGAACTGTGTCCCCAAATTGCCACCCTGCAGTGGTATCATCTGGTTTAGGCACTACTGAAACTATTCGCCAACCTTTCTTTTCGCCGGAAACATGACCATCAGGAAGTCTTATAACTTTTGCCTTTAATCTAAGTCTGATTTGTTTAGCGGCTTGTGTTTTTTCTATAGCAATTACTTTTGGGTCCCCTACTTTAAGGTCAGCAGCAGAACCAAGCTTTTCGTACAGATACGCTTGTTCCTGATCTCCTCCTGAAATAAGAGTGGCTTCTGTAACTTTAAATCTAACCCCAGAACCTTGCAAGACTCCTGAATTAATATCTGGGTTGTTGTTCTTAAACGGGTTTCTTTCTCCATAATCTGCGTCTGTTGGCCTGCTAATATTGCCTGTTTTGCCTTTGCCTCTACGAACTTCAAACTCATGGCTTAAAGGGAAACCTTTCGTAGAACTTATAACTTCACATGACACAAACACATAATTTTTCTTTTGACCGTTTTGAGTTTTACCGTAATTATTGTTACCTAATGGTTCTTTCCTCCATTTCCATCTAAGCTTGATGTACTCTGTTTGGTTGTTGTAATACTCAGTCGTTTCTGTAGTTTTTTCTTTTGGACTATTTGCGTCATCAGCGTTACCAGCAAGCGCAAAAGCTAAAGCGTCAGCTCTTCCATACTTTGTAGTTGGGGTTGAAACCCACCTCCTTGGCGAGTCAACACGCCTTATCTTTTGAGCTGCAAATTCATCTTTAACAAGTTTATCTTGTGGTATGTATTTTGTAATATCTATCGCGCTAGGTTTAAGCGCCCCACTACCAGTATTTTCTATCGTTGCTCCTCGGCCCAGTTCAATATTTTCCTGGAAATATGATTTTGTTCTTTCAAAACCAGCGCATCGAACATTTATATTGCCTATGTTTGGTACTGTTGTAAAGCCTGGATCGGGGGTAGAGTAGATATCTTCTGCATCCGCTTTGGCTGTTAAGACAACAAAATTTCGGTTGTTGTCTACTGTTCTTATCTGACTCCCAGCTATTGGGATTATTTTAAATTCAAGCTCTACAGGCTCACCCGTAAACTGAGCCCTAACTTGAATGTAATTATATTGAGCTACTGGCTTGCTTCCAAGCACCACGAAATATTCATTCAAAAAGAAAAATTCGCTTATTGTGCCTGCTTTTCTTACAGCGATCCGGAAAGCTGAAGCCCTACTAATGTTGATGTTTGCCGTTCCAGTCGTAACAGAAACATTGTTTTTTCCATAATCTTCTATTTCATTAGGCGTTGGCAGACCGTTGATAGCAGTCAATCCGTTTAAACGTTGAAAAACTGTGCTTTTAATCCCAATTTCTGTAACGACAGCCGGTCTGTTGTTCTTAAAAGAAGCAACTGACATTTTTGTCAATGGATAATATTGCGGGCCTATACCTTTTCTGTCGTCAATATAAACTGAGGGTTCAACAACAAGTTTTTCGCTGACAATGCCTATTTTTTTGTCTACTGAAAGCGAAGTGTCAATACACTTAAGAGTAATGGTTTGACTACCCTTAGTTATCCCGAAAGACCCAGGGATGGATCTGTCAGTCACTTCCCATAACGTATTAGCAATGGCAAATATCTCTCCTTTTTGCATCTGCTCGTCAGCTGAAATTTGAGACTCCCGAACAAGACTGTTAATGTCATCAACGCTTACAGCGGCTCTACCAACTTTGTAAATGTTTTTCTTAATTTCTGTATCACTTATTTTAAATTTAGCTATATCGTTTTCGTTTACAATGACTTGTCGGCTTTTGTCGCCAGAATCGGGCTTTACGCCATTTACGCTAATTATTCCCATCCTTGGGCTGTATTGACGCCCTGTACCAGACTGGTTTTGCTTACGAACATCATTTTTTAAAAAAGCATTGTTCTCGTAAGCTTTTCTCATCTTGCCGGGGCCTCCATCTTCAAATTCCCGTGCTTTGTTTTCGTCGCCTACAATTCTTACCCGTTGCATCACTTTTGCTCGCTGGCTTGAACCAGTCTCAGTAGCATCCTTGCCTTCATCTTCTTTATTCTCTCCAATAGTGATGACTTGGTAATTTACTTTTATGCCGTTACCATTTGCAATCGGTGCATACGCTCCAAATTCAGAAGAATTGACTGGCGAGTATGCGTGACAAAAAGACGTAGAACTCTCTTCATCGTTTGTTGGGACAAGAAGTATATCTTCCGCTCCACCTTTACTTTTTTTAATTTTAATGTTTGGATTGCCGCTATCTGCTTTCCCCTGTGTCCCATACTTCAAGTCTCCGCTTCGTATTCTTGGGCCCTGTGGGATGCCTTCTGCAGACCCTGTAGTCGTTGCACTTTTCCAGTAAAAAGCAAATAAATCTTTATGGATAGGGTCTAGAGCATTGTTACCAAGAAATATTCCATCTAAATCTGGTTTTTGAATGCCGTCGTAATCCCCGTTTTCAACGCCTTGCTCTCCAACTACAAACATTAACAAAGCAGCCTGTTGCGTCCCATAACTAAACATCCTGGACCAGACAAGCTTGGGGGTTACGAAGATGCCACCACCATGCTCTCCTCTATTTTGGCCTTGATACAAGCCAAAAATAATTGGGATAGGGGATGCGTAATCAGCAAGCTCATTTAGGGTTTCAAAGCCACGCGAAGGATTAAACCTGCTTGCCCCTGTAATACTGCCGGTATCAATTGAAGAACCTCTTTTCTGCGCCGAAGGCATCTTCGGCTTTGGCGTCAGCAGGTATGAAACGCCAGTAAGAACTAAACTAATTGCAAGGCTGATCAGAACCGGGGTAAGAGTAGGCCCAGCTTGAATGTCAGGAACATGCTCATATTCTGCAGGTCTTAATCGACCACGCCGCCTGACTTCAGCTGCAAAAAGTTGATATTCTTCTTCTGTAATCCCAATCGTCTTGATTAATTCTTTTTCGTACGGAAGCAGTGGTACGTCGTAAACAGACGGGCCGAAGACCATTGCACCCTTTGAATTTCCCTGTTGACGTACAAGATTCCCGTCTGCCATGTGACTGCGAATGCCCAGGATTGCTGCGGTAACAGCAGAATGTCACCATCATACTCAGGGTTCTTGACTCGAAAACCCCAGTTCAACAAATCACGCGATACTTCCCATTTGCTTGCCTCGTACCAAGACTGCTTGAACGGTGGTGGGTCAATGCCAATGTGCCCTAAAACCTTGTAGCAAAGGTGGATACAGTCAATATGACCATCGCTGCCGTCAGCGCCTAGCCGATACGGCATTCCAATGAGATCAGCGCAGCCGGACATTATTGCTAATCGGCAAGTTCCCTACAATCCGATTGGTCAACGCACGTCTTGGTACGTCCGTTCCAACAGCATCCAGAACTGAGCCCAGTTCTAAGTTCAGTGACGTGTTACCCCACTGCCCTCCTAACACTTGTCCCGTATAGGTATGCACAATCGTATTTGTTGCTGATAAACCCGTGTCAGGGTCAGAATCTTCAATAATCAAAACGTCAACTTCCATTACCCAAGTGCTTTCAATAGCGTTTATCCCCCAGCCGAGAGACACTTCATTAATTGGGAAAACTAACGTTGCCTCT